TGCTGGTCTTTGTCCTACTGCTTCCGCTGTTGGGAAGCATTTACTATGACACATTGGCTGCACAAAAGGAAAGCAAAATGCAGATTGAGCGCATGGAGAGACTGCGCCAGCAATTGGAGTACGAGCGTCAACAACTAGATAGGCAACGCAATGAATCAAAATAGGTTTCTGTGGGGCGTGATTGTTGTATCCATTGCGGTGATTCTGCTTTTAGGTGGATGTGAAGACAGATACCGCTATGTTTGCCAGAATCCTGATAAATTTGACCTGCCTGAGTGCCAAAAGCCCAGATGCTTGTTCACCCAAACCTGTCCTGAGTATCTTGTGGCCCCAATTCTGACAAACAAGATTGAACCGCCAAAGGCTGAAGAAAAGAAAGCAGAGGTTTCAAATGCGACCAACTGATAGCAAGTACTCAATGAACGACAAAATCCAATTGGTCGAGACTTATGTTTGGGCTAGTGTCGTTTTGATTGTGACCATCATTCTTGCGGGTATCGTAATTGCAATGCTCTATTCAGTGACATTCATTACTCAACCAATCAAAAGCCTTGCGCCGATTGACCAAGCCTATTTAAAGATGATGAACGATATAGTATTACTTATTGTTGGCGGCATCGGTGGGGTGATGAGCAGAAAAGGTGTGCAAGCGATTTCCGATAGGCTTTCCACACCTACTCCACCAACTACAGCTAATGCTCCTCCTACGCCTGTTCCTGCGCCTTCTAGCCCTCCCGCCACCTCCACCTGGACTTCTCCCTCTGGCGCTTTGCCTACTTGGGTCAATCCACCTTTAGATGAAAGTTGGACACCCCCACCACCCCCCACTACTCCACCCCAACATTTGGAGTCTGATTCTGTGCGTGAGGAAATCGCTGCTGCTCGGCAAGAGGTGAAGAATGCTTAACCCGTACTTCATCATTGGGGCAATGATTGCTGTGGGCGGTGCTTACGGGTACGGGCATCATGTTGGATGGGGTGACAGAGATGCTGAGATGCAAGTTGAGATTGCCAAAAAGAATGATGAAGCAAGAGAAAAAGAGCGTGAACTTGCCCAACAATTGAATGAACAATCAACCAAACTTTCGGAGGCCAACAATGTCATCACTCAAAAACAGTCTTCTCTTGATTCTGCTATTCGTGCTGGTAGGTTGCGGCTCCCGTCCACAAGTTGTGTACAAGCCACCGCAAATGCCCCCACTCCCACCGGAGATAGCCCAAAAGAAAGAAGTGAACCTGTCAGACAGGTTTATGAAACTTCTGACTCCGACAGAGCAACCCTCGCAGCCATTGCCGAAATCATCGCCCAAGGCGACAGAAACACGGCCCAATTGAATGCGTGTATTGACAGTTATAACAAGGTAATGGGGGTGATAAATGGTCAACGCTGAGCAACTAAAGAAACTCCACATTGGTGCCGAGTGGGTTGATGCCCTCAATGAAACCTTCAACACTTTTGGCATTTCTACACAGCGCCAGCAAGCTGCATTCATTGGTCAATGTGGGCATGAGTGCGGTAACTTCAAAACCCTTGAAGAGAACCTCAACTACAGGGCTGAAACCTTGATGAAGCTGTGGCCCAGGCGTTTCCCAACTCTTGAGTTTGCAAACCAGTACGCTAGGAATCCTAAAAAGATCGCCAACAGCGTTTACAGCAATCGTATGGGAAACAGAGATGAGGCATCAGGTGATGGGTATCGTTTTAGGGGCAGAGGTTGCATACAATTAACTGGGCATTCCATGTATTTTCACGCTGGAAAAGCCTTGGGTGCTGACTTTGTGATGGAGCCTGATCTTGTGGCAACGCCTAAGTATGCGGCATTGACTGCTGGTTGGTTCTGGTCAACCCATGACTGCAACAATCTTGCAGAAGCCGCTAATTGGACAGGTTTGACCAAGAAGATCAATGGTGGGACTATTGGCCTAGATGACCGAATTAAGCACACTAACGAGGCTTTTGCGGTTCTTGGTTCTTGAGTTTTCCACGATTGAATATCTTGTGTTTCTTGAAGAAGTACAAGATAGCTTGATAGGCAACACCAAACCTTTTGGCAATCTCTTTCTTGCTCAGGCCATCTTTCCATAGCGTCAATGCTCTGGATTCGCTGATTTGAGTGGGTTTCCTGCCACTTCCAGGTCTTGCACCACCCTTAGTCTTCATTCAAAGCCATCCAAACCATGATGCAAACGCCACCAATGGCTAACGCAATACCTAGAAATCCCAGGGCAAAGATAGTGATGATTGTCTCGATCATGTTTTCTCCTTAATCATCATTATTTTCTAATGATTCAGCAATTAGCTGTTGTTTGACCAACTCCAAAACGCCTATAACTGTTGCCATATATAGCGTTTCGTCATACTTGTGGATAGCTTCAAGCAGATCATCTACCAAGCCATCGGCTAGTTTTCCTTGCGAAATAATCACATCACACCCCTCATTTCCCAACCCAACAGAAAGTAATTCCAACGAGTAACGATGGCAGAGTTTGTAAACTTCTTCCCGTCCCATTGAAGTTCATCCGGTGTGTAGCCTTTGCCTATCATTAGGGCTATGAATACTTGTCGTGCTTTCATGTGTTCACCTTTGGTGGCACTGGTTGTGCGTCCAACATATTTCGACACGCAATAATGGATGCAATGTCATCAGGCTCTTGCTCTGTGCGCTGTGGTGGGTAGTTATTGCTACTACATGCAACACATTCATAAAGCACCTTTGCTTTGCAGTCGGGGCATATAGGCTCTTGCTCAATCTCTTGCCCAAGCCTCTGTGTCTCACGCATGGCGTAATCTGCCAATTGTTTTTTGAGTGCGGCGATTGCTTCTTGCCGCTTTTCCTCAACCTTTTTCGGCCTGTTCATTGCGGGCCATTCAAATATGTGATCATTTTCCAACGCCTCTACCATCTGTTTCAATACTTCAATCATGCTTCCCTCGCTTTCAGCATTGCGTCTGCCCATTCGTAGGCTTTTCTAGTGCCGTCTATTAAGTTAAGGACACCAATAAATTCTTGCATCGCCTTGGCTGCAAAGTAATCGCGCAGGGTCATGCCGTTTTGGTCAATCTCATATTCTTTGGCAATGTCTGAATGTTCAGACTTTATGAGCAGTGCTTTTTGTTTGCCTGGAAATGCTGGTGGGTTGTTCATTTTGTTTTGAGTTTCCTTATGTACACAGTAAACGACTGAATCGTGTCTTTGCCAAACGCTAGAGTGCATTTCTCAATGTGTTGGGCGACTTCTTCAATCACTTCATTCCTGGCATTGTTCTCAGCAAATCTAATGATCTGGTGCTTGCGTGACCCTTGCAGACCCCAATCACCTTGACGCTTTGCCAAGTCTTCAAAAGCCTCATCTTCAGGTTCTTTCATGCGTTCTCCTTCAGTTTGGCTTCAAGTCTTTGAGTCACCATCTTTTCTTTGAAGCCTTCATAAAAATCACCACTGTTCATCAATCGGAAAATCCCATCACCATTTTCAAGGCTGGCCCTCTCCATGATGTAGTCTCTATATTGCAATTCGAGATTAAATGTTCTCATTGCGGCTTCAAATTGCTGTTCAGTCATGTCTGTCTCCTTTGTCTCGTTCATATCCCCACCTTTGCCTTGTAGCAAAGTTCCATCTCAAGTTGCTTGATTTGCTGGCGCAAGATTTCATTCTCTTTCTTGAGTTCTTTGTCACCCATCTTGCGTTCCATCTCAGCACCAGCCGCATAACCAGCCAGCACCCCAGAGGTGGCGGCTTGGCGGGTATAGGTCTGGATGTCCATCGATGTCAGGATGCCAGCAAACCCCTTTGGAGTCAGCTTCTTCACGATGTCTTCAATCTCATCTTTAAGAGCCTTGTTCATCTTTCATCTCCATCATCTTCTCAGCGATTGCGTAAGAGAGTTGGGCGATGTCACCCTCACTCTCAGTCTTGTACTGGTCTGACATGATCATTGCCGCCATTGCTTTGGCTGCAAAGTAATCCAGAACTGTCAGGTTCTCCAAGTTACCGCCTGTTCTCATATCCACTCCAGAATACTGAAGGCAACGAGGCAGATGGCGCCAATGGCGCAGACAACCATCACAATGCCATCAGTTGACACTGTTGGGGCGCACTTCTCAATGGGACAGGCCCAATCACAACTGTTGGGGAAAGCCTCGTTTAAGGTGCGGGGATAGGTGCGGGTGGTGGGGTTAAGGTCTTTGAGCATGGTTTATCTCCAATGGTTTAAAACTGTGGCAAGGTCTTTGGTGGACACAATCAACTCGTCCAGGCGCATGGACTCATCCGCAACAACAAACAAGCCTGGGCCTCGTTTGGTGCGCCCCCAAGCGTCTTTGCGGTTGACATTAGACAAGTCGCCTTTGCGAACTGCGTTGTAGACTTGGTGAGAGGTATACCCCTCATCCAAACAGTCGCGCATTGTCCTGGGGACTCGACAAAAATCTATGAGCATCTTCATCCTCCTGTTGAGTGGGTTGATCGTCTGGGTTGTAGTCTGATTGGCGGGTGAGGATTTGACCCCACCGCCATTCTTGATAGTCTTCTGAGTACATGGTTAGATGTGCAAACCAAGTTCACTGCCATTGATGACACGATTTAATCGGTCATAAGCCGCCAAATCTTCAGGCCATTGCATTGAACGCTCAAGTTCAAGATACTGCTTTTCTGTCAATGGGATGGATTTATCTGAGTTACGAGCATCCATTTTTGTATTGACTTCAAACTGTTTGCTTGCAACACATTTGATACAGCGTAATGCAGGAGATTCATTTTTGAAATTTTCCCAGTTCATCCCAATGGGTGCTTGATGAATGTTGCGCCCACAAGCGGTTTTTGAGAACCAGCCTTCGCCGCTTTTGTTTAAGTGTGTTTGATGTGCCATTTTCAAATTCTCCTAGAAGGGTTTGTGTTGCTGACAGGTGTGATCATACAGACATGGACTATCTAGTCAACTACCCATCTATTTAATCCCCACAGTTTACTGGGTTATTTAATCACTAGACATTTGACCACTTAGTCCATGTCTGCTAGGATCGGCAATTATGAACACACCAACTATGCAACAAGTAGAAGATTTGAGACTCAAGGCAGAGGCGGCGGGTTACTCCCTCGCTGATGTCTCCCGCCATGCGGGGATTGACCCCTCTCAGGTATCTCGTTACGCAGTGGGTAGAACCATACCACTCCTGACCACCATGAGGAAGCTAGAAGAGTCAGTGGATTCCCTGATCAAGACCCGTCTGGAGGCCATTCAGGGGGTTTCTGAGGGGTGCAATCCATGACCCGCATCATTGGCATTGACCCTGGTCTTAACGGCGCAATTGCTGTTTTACAGGGCGAGCATTTGACCATCATTGATATGCCCACCATGACCATTGAACGCAATGGGAAGTCAAAGAGGCAAGTCTCAGCGTTAGACTTGGCGGAGATTATTAAGAGATTCACGCCACTTGAGATGACTGCTCCCATTGCTTTCTGTGAGCGTGTTTCAGCAATGGCAGGGCAGGGCGTAACGAGCGTTTTTAGCCTGGGCCGTAGCTTTGGGATGATTGAGGGCATCCTTGCCACTCTACAGATTGCAACCACATTTGTGCCGCCAGCCACTTGGACAAAGGGTGTGGGTCGTAGCCCTGGTAAGGATGCGTCAAGGGCCAGAGCAATGGAGTTGTTTCCCGCCCATCAGTTGATGTTCAGTCGGGTCAAGGATGATGGCAGAGCAGATGCGGCACTAATTGCTTACTGGGGGCAGAAGAACTATGGATGACGCAGAACGCGCAGCCATGCGTGACCACATTGTTTGGCTCACCCAACAGCTTGAACTGGCAAGGCTCCAGAACAGGGAAAGAACCTCATTACTGCGCCGAATGCTTGACCCTGAAGACTTGGGGTTTGCCGTAACGAATGAGGTCAAGTCTCTTGTCTACCAACTCTTAATCTCAGACTTAGAAGCAGAAAGAAACGCATGGAACAGATAAAACTTAGACCTAGTGCAGCATCTCGTTGGCTCATCTGCCCTGGCAGTGTGGCCTTGTCAGCATCAATGCCTTACCAAGAATCTGGTGAGGCCGCAAAGATAGGCACTGCCATTCATTCTTTGGCTGAATCTTGCTGGCAACTCTCGCTGAACCCTCTGGAATTTGTTGGGTCAACAGTGGAAGGCATCACTATCACAACTGAAAACGCAGAGTTTGCACAAGCCCACCTTGATGAGATCAAACGCATTGAAGTTGAGATGGGTGGGAATGTGATGATTGAGCAGTACCTGAGTGCCTTTGATGAGCCTCACGCTAAGGTTGGTGGCACTGCTGATGTGGTTGGGTGGAATGCCAACAAACTCATCATTGCAGACCTTAAAACTGGTCAGGGCTATGTGGATGCCGATAGTGACCAGATGAAGATTTACGCCATTGGCGCAATCAACAAAAGCAAAAAGATGTTTGATATTGTGGAGATGCGAATTGTGCAACCCAGGGTTGGCCCTGTTCGCACCTTCAGCATGACAGGTGAGGAATTAACAGAGTGGTATTCAAACACTCTGGGGCCAGCAGTTGATGCCATCACCTCTCCAAACCCACCCTTTAACCCTTCCCCTGACGCTTGTCAGTGGTGTCCAGGCAAGGCAGTATGCCCCACACAGAAAACCTCATTCATTGAGGTTGCAGTGGCTCCCAACTTGCCAACTCTGTCTGATGCGGAGATCGGGGCGATGCTTACTAAGGTCGAGATTGCAGAGGGTTACATCAAGGCTTTGCGTGAATACGCAGTTGCCAGGATCAAGGATGGCGCAGTCATCAAGGGATGGCAGATGGTTCCCAAACGGGCAACTAGGACATGGGTCAATGAGGCTCATGCTGGTTCAGTTTTAGGTGAGTTGTTGGGTGAAGATAAACTTTACCCAAAGGAGATGATCTCCCCCGCCGCTGCTGAGAAGTTGCTCAACAAAGAAGATAAGTACCTGATCACAGACTTGACCGCAAAGGTGAGTTCTGGGTTGACCCTTGGTCGTGCCGCTGGCATAGGTGAATGAATTGTTGCAAGTCGCAGCAATAAGGCGCACCAGTAGGTGCATTTTTAAACTTTGAAAAAGGAAAATTCCATGTTAAATCTCTCAAACTCAGGCGGTGGTGGTAACTACATTCGCTTCTCCCCCCAAGCAAATGCTTGGTCAAACTCTGATGGTGAGTTCCAACTCAAGAAGTGTGTGTTCGACATTGATGCCCTGCAAACGGGTTGGATGCTGATTGCCACTGGTGTGTACGAGTTCCAGGCAGACGCATCTTTAGGTAAGAAAGGCCCACAACCCTCACCAGAACACAAGCGTGGCTTCAAGGTCAAGTTCTACAACAAAGAGATGGGTGCTGTTGAGTGGTCAGCTAATGGAGTGGGCCACAACATGGGCCTGGAAGAACTCTACAAGGCTTGCTCAGTAGATCGTGAAGCTAACCCTGATAAGTTGCCTGTTGTGGAGTACACAGGCTCACGCCCTGAGAAGGTGGGTAAGGGAACTACTAGGATTCCTTTGTTCACAGTGTCGGGTTGGGTTGCAAGGCCAGCAGGTTTGGATGCCGATCCCCATGAGGGTGACTTCATCAAGAGTGTGGCCCAGACCCCTGCACCAGCCGCTAAAGCGGCTCCCGCAAAGCCAAGCGTCAACCTTGATGATGATGAGATGTTTGCCTAATTGCCACTAGAAGGGCTTTACCAGAGTCGATAAAAAGACTCTGGTTTTTTTGTCTCTTAAAAGAATGAGGAGATGTTTTGAACAAGATCGAATTTGGGGATTGCAGGGAAACCATGCGGAGATGGAAAGAACAGGGCATCAAAGCACAGACTTGCGTGACCAGCCCACCTTACTTTGGATTGCGGGACTATGGGCATGACGGGCAATTAGGGCTGGAAGAAACGCCAGAGGAATACATCAAGGCAATGGTTGAGGTGTTTCGCTGTGTTTGGGATGTGCTGGAGGATGATGGGACGCTGTGGTTAAACATTGGGGACAGTTATTGCAACAGCAATGGATTTGCCAGGGCAAGCCCAGAATATCAACGTGAAGGCAGAAACAATATGCCAGCCAATGACCGCAAGCTAGACAAGTTGCATGAAACAGGATTAAAGACCAAAGACCTTATCGGCATACCCTGGATGCTGGCCTTTGCATTGCGAGCAGATGGCTGGTATCTGCGCCAAGACATCATTTGGCACAAGCCAAACCCAATGCCTGAGAGTGTGCAAGACCGATGCACTAAGGCGCACGAATACATTTTTTTGATGAGCAAGTCGCAGAAGTATTATTACGATTCCAAAGCGATTGCAGAACCACATAAAGATGTATCTTTACAAAGATGGGGAAGCGGCGGTGAAGACACAAAAAACACAAAATACAACAAAGAAAAACCAGAAACATCGGTTGGAAATTTGAGGAATGGAAGTAATCCTTTGCGAGAAGATGGCGCAAACAAGCGCAGTGTCTGGACAGTCACAACCAAACCCTACGCTGGCGCTCATTTCGCAGTATTCCCATCAGACTTGATTGAACCTTGCATTCTTGCTGGCGCACCTGCTGGCGGCATAGTCCTTGACCCATTCATGGGTAGTGGCACAACAGCGCAAGTGGCGCAGAATCTTGGGCGGCAATACATTGGCTGTGAATTGAACCCTGCCTACATGAAATTGCAGAACATCCGCACAGCACAACAATCATTAGTCTTGGAATAACTCATGCAAGCAGAACAAATAGCCCAGGCATTAGGCAATGCCAAAAGAGTCAATGGGCAATGGGTTGCCTCTTGCCCCGTACCCTCTCATGGGCAGGGTAAAGGGGACAGGAATCCCTCCCTTTCAATCTCTGATGCGGATACTGATGCCATGGTACTCTTTAAGTGTCATGGTGGGTGTGATCAAGATTCAGTCTTCAGAGCCGTGAAAGACATGGGATTGCTCCCAGAACTACCCCCCAGGCCACACCCATTAGATAACCTCAAGCCCTTCACTCCTGTGGTGTCTGCCCTGCCACCCACCAACCCAAGCAACCTCGAGCATGAGTGGCACTACACAGATGAGGATGGCGTTACCCTCTTTATCAAGCAAAGGTTCAAAACCAACACAGAAAAGGGCAAGGATTACAGGCTTGTGAGAGTCATGCCTGATGGGTCGAGGGTCAACAGGCTTGGGGACTCAAGGATAGTTTGCTACAACTTGCCAGCAGTGATTGCTGCAGTTTCTGCTGGCAGGGCTATTTACCTCTGTGAAGGGGAAAAGGCTTGTGATGCTTTGATAGGGTTGGGAGTTGTAGCCACCACAA